CAGTGAGTCTGAAAAGGCTTTGCTGGCTTTGGACACCAAAGCATTGCCAAAGCGCAGTGACCAGAAGCAGGGTGACAAGTCACCTAGCAAGGAAGACAAAAAAGAAGTGCAACAGAAAATAGGTGCGCGTCTCTCACTGATTCAGTCGCACATTGCCAAAGCAGAAAAGGCAGAGCAGGACGGGGAAGCAGAAGCGCCTAAGACGGCAGTCCAACGCATCCATGCTGACATGGACAAAGCAATTGCCAAATTGCAGAAGTTGGAAAGCCCCACATTTGATGTGGCAGAAGTTGTCAAGCGCATCCGCACTGCACAAGGCATGATGCCTGCTCTGTAATCGAGCACCTAAGACCCCAGCCAAAAGGCTGGGGTTTTTTAAACCCTTTGGAGCAATAATATGCAATTAGATTTGGTAGACGAGGGCGAAAAATGACCCAAACTGCCGTTTTAGACGACCTCTCAGATGAAGAAATCGACTTCATGGTCGAGCATATTGAGCAGTTTGACCCAGAAGAACGTGCAGAAATTGTGGCTGCGGCAAACGCGCTGGCAGACAGACGCCACGTAGCTGCTTGCTACGATGACCTGATTGAGTTCTGCAAGCACATGCAGCCCGACTACAAGGTTGGAAAACACCACCGCATCTTGGGCGACCTGCTCATGCAGATTGCCGAGGGTCAGAAAGACCGCCTGTGCGTGAACATACCGCCGCGCCACGGCAAGAGCCAGCTTGTGTCGATCTACTTCCCAGCGTGGTTCATCGGCAGGCACCCAGACAAGAAGGTCATGATGGTGTCCCACACCACAGACCTCGCGGTGGACTTTGGTCGAAAGGTGCGAAACATCATCGACACCGATGCGTACCGTCAAATTTTCCCAACAGTCAACCTTGCGGCTGACTCCAAGTCGGCTGGGCGCTGGAACACGAACGTGGGCGGCGAGTATTTTGCTTGCGGTATCGGTAGCTCAATCGCTGGTCGTGGTGCTGACTTGCTGCTGATTGACGACCCGCACTCCGAGCAGGACGTGCTGAACGGCAACTTTGAAGTGTTCGACAAAGCGTACGAGTGGTTCGCCTACGGTGCCCGTACACGTCTGATGCCCGGTGGTCGCGTAGCGATCATCCAAACACGTTGGCACCTGAACGACTTGACTGGGCGCGTGGTCAAGGACATGGGACAAAACGAGGGCGCTGATCAGTACGAAGTGATCGAGTTCCCTGCCATCCTTGACATCGACCAGCCTGACGGCTCCATCATCCAGAAACCGCTGTGGCCTGAGTTCTTCGACATGAAGGCGCTGCTGAGAACCAAGGCTTCGATGCCGCTGTTCCAGTGGAACGCGCAGTACCAGCAGAACCCGACCGCTGAAGAAGCTGCCATCGTCAAGCGCGAGTGGTGGAACTTCTGGAAAGAGGAAGACCCACCGGAGTGCGAGTACATCATCATGTCGCTGGACTCTGCGGCAGAAGCGCACAACAGGGCCGACTTTACGGCGCTCACCACGTGGGGTGTGTTCCTCAACGAGGAAGAGGACAGGTACAACATCATCCTGCTCAACTCTATCAAGCGGCGTGTGGAGTTTCCTGAACTCAAGAAGCTGTGCTACTCCGAGTGGAAAGAGTGGGAGCCAGATGCGTTCATCGTGGAAAAGAAGTCCTCGGGCACGCAGTTGTACCAAGAAATTCGCCGCACAGGTATACCTGTGCAAGAGTTCACCCCGCACAGGGGCACGGGCGACAAGACAGCGCGTCTGAACTCCGTTGCCGACATCATCCGATCAGGGCTGGTGTGGGTGCCAGAAACACGTTGGGCAGAGGAGTTGGTCGAAGAGATCGCTGCATTCCCATTCGCTGCAAACGACGACTTGGTTGACTCTACCGTGATGGCGCTCATGCGCTTCAGAGCGGGTGGGTTTATTCGCTTACCGGATGATGAGGCCGAGGAAGTACGATACTTCAAAACGAAACGGCACTCCGGCGGCAGTAAGTATTATTGAAAGGATAAAACATGGCTACGGATTCAATGGACAAAGGGTTGTATTCAGCCCCGACGGGTATAGAGGAAGAGGTTCTTACTATGGGGGGTGGTAGCCCCTTGGAGATTGAGATCGTCAATCCCGAGCAAGTCACACTTGATGACGGCAGTGTGGAGATCACGCTGACCGATGACCCTGAAGAAGGTGGCGAGTTTGACGCCAACCTCGCTGAAGAGATGAGTGAAGGAGACTTGTCCTCGATTGCAGAAGACCTTGAAGACTTGATTACTGCCGACATCAACAGTCGCAAGGACTGGGCAGACACATTCGTCAAAGGGCTGGAAGTTCTGGGGATGCGCTACGAGCAGCGCACTGAGCCGTGGGACGGCGCGTGTGGGGTGTTCTCCACGCTGTTGGCTGAAGCCGCTATCCGCTTCCAGTCAGAAACAATCATGGAAACTTTCCCCGCCGCTGGCCCTGTGAAGACTGAGATTGTGGGCGCTATCGACAAGTTGAAAGAAGAAGCTGCCGAGCGTGTCCGTGTGGACATGAACTATCAGTTGACCGAGAAGATGGTGGAGTACCGCTCCGAGCACGAGCGCATGCTGTTTAACTTGGGCCTAGCTGGTGCTGCGTTCAAGAAGGTGTACTACGACCCCGGTCTGGGTCGTCAGGTGTCTATGTTCGTGCCAGCAGAGGACATCATCATCCCTTACGGCGCGTCTCAGATTGAGACCGCCGAGCGCGTCACCCACCTGATGCGCAAGACCAAGAACGATGTGAAGAAGCTCCAAGTGGCGGGCTTTTATCGTGACGTTGATCTGGGCGATCCTGTCAACATCAGCACCGACATCGAGAAGAAAAAGGCCGAGGAGCAAGGCTTCTCCATCACCCAAGATGACGACCGCTATCAGTTCGCTGAAGTCCACGTTGACTACGACCTGCCGGGGTATGAGGATGAAGACGGTATTGCACTGCCATACGTGATCACGTACGAGCGCGGTACCAAGGAAGTTTTGGCAATTCGCCGCAACTGGAAGGAAGAAGATGAACTCCACCTCAAGCGTCAGCACTTTGCGCAGTACAACTACATTCCGGGCTTTGGTGTCTACGGTATTGGACTCGTGCACCTCGTGGGTGGCTATGCACGCGCAGGTACTTCCATCATTCGCCAGCTTGTTGATGCTGGCACTCTGTCTAATCTCCCCGGTGGTCTGAAGACTCGCGGTGCCCGTATCAAGGGTGACGACACACCTATCGCTCCGGGCGAGTTCCGTGACGTAGATGTGCCGAGCGGCGCAATCAAAGACAACATCATGACGCTGCCGTACAAGGAGCCGTCACAGGTTCTGGCGGGGCTGTTGGAAAAGATCACCGCAGAGGCTCGTCGCCTTGGCTCTATCGCTGACATGCAGGTGAGTGACATGAGCGCCAACGCACCCGTGGGTACCACCCTCGCGTTGCTGGAGCGGCAACTCAAAACGATGGGTGCTGTGCAGGCGCGTGTGCACAGTGCCATGCGCCAAGAGTTCAAACTGCTCAAAGAGATCATCCGCGACTACACCCCCGAGGAGTACAGCTACACCCCTGACTTCACGAAGGATCGTGAGATCAAGCAGAGCGACTACGACTTGGTGGACGTGATCCCCGTGTCTGACCCCAACAGCAGCACGATGGCCCAGCGCATCATGCAGTACCAAGCGGTGTTGCAGTTGGCAAGCCAAGCGCCACAGATTTATGACCTGCCTGTGTTGCACCGTCAGATGATTGAGGTGCTGGGCGTGAAGAACGCCGACAAGCTGGTGCCCGTCGATGATGACATGAAGCCCGTCGATCCGATCAGCGAGAACATGGCTGCGCTCAACGGCAAGCCCGTCAAGGCGTTCATCTACCAAGATCATGACGCGCACATTGCCACGCACTCTTCGTTTATGAAAGACCCGATGATTGCGCAGCAGATGGGTCAGAACCCGAAGGCGCAGATGCTGTTCGCCGCGCTGCAAGCACACATTGCCGAGCACTTGGGTTACAGCTACCGCAAGCAGATCGAAGAGCGCGTGGGCGTGTCTATGCCTGCCCCCGACACCGAGATGCCACCCGAGATGGAAGTGCAGTTGTCGCGTCTGGTGGCACAAGCCGCCCAGCAACTTCTGCAAGTTCACCAAGGCCAAGCTGCACAGCAGCAAGCACAGCAGCAAGCGCAAGACCCACTGGTGCAACTCCAGCAAGCCGAGATGCAACTCAAGGACAAAGATATACAGCGCAAAGTTGCAAAAGACGCGCAAGACGCCGACCTCGCACGCGAGAAACTGCGTCTGGAGCAAGAGAAAATTCAGGTCAGCAAGGACAAGGTTGGGGTGGACGCAAACCTGCGTGTCGCACAGATCGAAGCCACGCTTGCAGCAAAGTCAAAAGGAGAGTAAACGATGGACGAAAGAGTGATGAAACTGTTGATGGACAAGGGTAACCAGCGGCGACAAGAACTGCTGGAACATCTTGGCTCGGGAGCCTGTAAAGATTATGCGGAGTACCGCGAGGTTTGTGGAGTTTTGAGAGGTCTCCTCCACGCAAACCAAAACATTGAAGACCTCTTGGAACGAGTAAAGGAGAGAGATGATGAGTGAGTTTCTAGCTGAACAGGCGATTGACCTGTCCGGGATTTTGAACAAGCCCAAGGAGGACAAGGCCAAGCAATTGCCCAAACCCAAAGGCTTCAAGATTCTGGTCACGTTGCCGCCCATTGAGGAGACTGTTGGCGAGTCTGGGCTGCTGTACAAAACCAGCACCATGATCAACCATGAACAACTTCTCACAAACGTGTTGTTTGTTGTAGACATGGGCGAGATGTGCTACTCAGACAAAGAACGCTTCCCCAGCGGCCCGTGGTGCAAGAAAGGTGACTTTGTGATGTGCCGCGCCAACACAGGCACCCGCTTCAAGATTCACGGCACCGAGTTCCGCTTGATCAATGATGATTCAGTGGAAGCTGTCGTGGAAGACCCCCGAGGCATCGAACGCGCTTACTAAGGAGCTTGCATGAACACAGGAGTCTTTGACATAAAAGATGCCATACAAGTGGAAGGCATTACCGCCGACCATGTTTGGTACAACGCCAATCTTTTGATGCAAAAAATGAGTTTCTGGGGGATTGATTTCCAAAAACTCGTCAACATCATGGAGGCTCGTCACAAAGAGCACCTTGAAATTATTAAAGGCTTGCTTGATGAGCGTTCCAATCTAAAGATTGAAATTGCTGTTCAAAAGCGTGAAATTTTGGCGTTAAAAGCCTCAACCGCAGTTAAGGAGTAATCATGGCTGAATTTGAAAAAGAGTCTTTCAAGTTCCCCGACGAGAATGTCGTTGGTAAGGACAAAGACAAGGACGACGAAAAACTGGAGATCATCGTTGAAGGCGATGATGACACTCCTGTAAAGGTTGAGGTCAAGGACGACACTCCTGAGAAAGACCGCAACCGCAAACCGATGACCGAAGCCCCGGAAGAGGTCACCGAAGAAGAACTCATGAAGTACAAGGATGTCAAGCTGCGTGACCGCTTGGCACACCTGAACAAGGGCTATCATGAGGAGCGCCGCGCCAAGGAGCGTGCTGAACGTGAGCGCGAGGAGGCACTCTCTATCGCCCAGCGTATCTTGCAAGAGAACGAGCAACTCAAGGGCAGCGCCACCAACAACCAAAAACTTCTTATTGAGCAAGCCAAGACGGTTGTCGCCAAGGAGTTGGAGGAGGCCAAGCGCAAGTACAAAGCTGCGTATGAGTCAGGTGACGGGGACGCAGTTACTACCGCCCAAGATGAACTGATGACAGCCAAGCTCAAAGCGGAGCGAATTAACAATTTTCGTCCCAGAGCTTTACAACCTCAACAAAATGCGGTACAACAGGTTCCGACGCCCCAAGTTCCTGCGAGTGGGGCACCCAATCGAGATGAAAAAGCGGTGTCGTGGGCTGAACGAAACCGCTGGTTCAACAAAGATCGGGAAATGACCAGCCTCGCTCTCGCAGTGCACGAGAAGCTGGTTGAGGAGGAGGGAATTGATCCCCGATCCGACACGTACTATGAGCGTATCGACGCTCGTATGCGCGAGAAGTTCCCTGAAAAATTTCAGGATGGCAACGGTGGCAATGAAAAACCCACTCGTCGCTCAACGGTAGTTGCTCCAGCAACGCGCAGCACAGCGCCTCGAAAAGTCGTGCTGACGCCCAGTGCAGTGAGTATTGCCAAGCGGCTCGGGATTCCACTTGAGCTTTACGCGAAAAAAGTCGCAGAAGGAATGAGGAACGAATAATGGCTGAGAACAAATTGACCCAACAAAATCGTGCAGATCGTGACCAAGACTCCCGTGAAAACACGGTGCGAACCCGTACTTGGGCACCTCCTACACTGCTTCCTGATCCCAAGCCACAAGATGGCTGGGAATACCGTTGGATTCGCATTGCCACTCAAGGCCAGAACGATCCCATGAATATCTCGTCCAAACTCCGCGAAGGTTGGGAACCTGTACGCGCTTCTGATCACCCTGAGATTCAGACTTTCATTGACCCCAACGGTCAGTTTAAGGACAACATCGTCATTGGTGGTTTGATGCTGTGCAAGACCCCTACCGAAATGGTTGAACAGCGTGATGCTTGGTTCCGTAAACAAGCGGACACTCAGATGCAATCTGTTGACAACAGCTTCTTGCGCGACAACGACCCTCGTATGCCTCTGTTCTCGGACAGAAAATCGAGCGTTTCCTTTGGCAAAGGTTTTTAATTTTAAGGAGTCTTAAATGGCTTATCCCATCGTTGATGCCCCTTACGGGCTGAAACCGATCAACCTGATCGGTGGTCAGGTATTTGCGGGTTCTACCCGTGAATACGCAATTCCCTATGACTACACCACAGCCATCTTCTACGGTGACTTTGTGAAGTTGACCCGTGGCGGCATCAACCGTCAATCGGTCACTTCCTCTGGCGCTTCTGGTTTGGTTGGTGTGTTTCTTGGCTGTTCGTACACCAATCCGGTGACCAAACAGAAGACCTTCTCGCAATACTGGCCCGGTTCGCTGGCTGCTGGTGACGCAGTGGCTATTGTTTGTGATGATCCTGACACAGTGTTCAAAGCAGTCGTGTGCTCCGGTACTACCGTGATTGGCTCTGGTTCTGAAGCCTTGATTGGTCAGAACGGTCAGATGATCAACAACACTGGCAATACCAACACTGGCAACTCCGCAAACGCCATCCAAGGCTTTACGGCTACCCCAGCAACCACCGCAACTTTCCCAATCCGTTTCTTGGATACGGTCAAGGAAACTGCGCAGTCCGTTTCGGCTACTGGTTCGTCCAGCACCACCACCATCACACTGACTGGCTCTGGCCTGCCTAGCGCGATTGTTGCTGGTACTGACGTGTCTTTCATCGCCTCTAACGGTCAAAACGTAGCGACTGGTTCGTTTGTAACCACCGCCGCCGCTGCTGGTGCAACTTCGATCACTATCAACCAAGCTATTTTGAGTTCTACGGCTGGTAGCGAAATCCCCTCTGGTGCGACTATTGTGTTTACGCAATACCCCGAAATGTTGATCAAGATCAACTTCGGTCAACATGCGTACTATGCTGGCCTCGGTGTGGCTTAATAAGGAGTAACATAAAATGGCTATTTCACGCGCCCAACTTTTGAAAGAACTCCTGCCCGGCTTGAACGCGCTGTTTGGTATGGAATATGAGCGTTACGGCGAAGAACACAAAGAAATCTACGAAACCGAGACTTCTGAGCGTTCTTTTGAAGAAGAAACCAAATTGGCTGGTTTCTCCGCTGCTCCAGTGAAGAACGAAGGTTCTGCAATTGCGTATGACAATGCGCAGGAAGCATGGACTGCTCGTTACAACCACGAAACCATTGCGATGGGCTTCTCGGTCACCGAAGAAGCTATGGAAGATAACTTGTACGACAGCCTGTCGTCACGTTATACCAAGTCGCTGGCTCGTGCTATGGCTTACACCAAACAGGTGAAAGCTGCTTCGATCTTGAACAATGGTTTTACCGCTGCCGTAACTTACGGTGACGGCGTGAGCTTGTTCTCGACTGCGCACCCGCTGGTGTCTGGTGGTACCAACAGCAACCGTCCTTCTACCGCTGCCGACCTGAACGAAACATCGTTGGAAAACGCTGTTATTCAGATCGCTGCTTGGACAGACGAACGTGGTCTGCTGATTGCCGCCAAACCCAAGAAGTTGGTTGTTCCCCCGAGCCTGATGTTCGTTGCTACCCGCCTGCTGGAAACAGAACTGCGCGTTGGTACCACTGACAACGATGTCAACGCTATCAAGAACAACGGTTCGATCCCTGAAGGGTATCGCGTCAACCACTTCTTGACCGACACAAACGCTTGGTTCCTGATGACTGATGTGCCTAACGGTCTGAAGCACTTTGTCCGTACTCCGCTGTCTACCAGCATGGACGGCGACTTCGACACAGGCAACGTCCGTTACAAGGCCCGTGAGCGTTACAGCTTCGGTGTCTCTGATCCGCTGGGCATCTACGGCTCACCCGGTTCGTCCTGATAAAAAGGGGGGAGTGATCCCCCCTTTTTATTTTGTTTGGTGTATATTGACACCAACCGGGATTTTCCGGTGTATCAAACTGTCCCGGCAGGCGTCATGCAAGATTGATACACCTTAACTGCATGAAGGAAAAATCATGGGATTTGCAACTCACCTTGGCCCTTGGCTCTTGGGCACCGTTAAAAACACCACTGGCACCACTGCTGGTCAGATTCGCAACATGGGCGCTACCGTTGTGTCCCAGTCTGCCAACGTCGTTTTTGGCACCCTGACTGGCACCGCATTTGTGCTGCCTGCTGGCGCACAAATCATCAGTGTAGATGTTGTCACCACTACCGTGTTCAGCGCAGCAACAACTGCCAAACTGAGCATTGGCGGCACAGATTTCACCACGACTGGCACCATTACCAGCGTGGGCGGTACATACCTAACCCCAAACGCAACTACCCCCGGTGGTTGGCTGAACGTCGGTTCTACCGATGCTGTCGTCGCCTACACCTTGGCGGGTACCGCACTCACTACGGGCGCAGCGACCATCATCGTCAGTTACGTTGTACGTGATTCCGATGGGTCGGCTAACCCCACTCCGCAGCAACAGTAATCAACCTCGGGGCTTCGGCCCCTTGTTCTAAAGGAGATTGATTATGGGTATGCAAACCGACGTTAAGTCAGCGCACCGCAGTACCGCTGGGTCGTTTTACGCAGGTCGTACACGACTCAAAGGTTTCATCCTTACGCCAGCCGTAAGCACCGCTTGCACATTTGAAATTCGTGATGGTAGTGCTACGGCTCCAGTTTTGTTCACAATGGATATTGCGAGTCTTGGCACACCAAACTCCACGTATATCCTCATCCCCGGCGAAGGTATCTTGGCGTCTAGTGGATTGAACCTGACGTTGAGTGTTGGCTCGTTAACCGGACTCACGGTGTTCTATGGCTAAGAAGACCCCATCCCTTGCAATTGGTCGTGGCGAGAAACTCCCCGCATCCAAAGGTGCGGGGTTGACCGCCAAAGGCCGTGCCAAGTACAACGCTGCGACAGGCAGCAACCTCAAAGCCCCCCAGCCTCAAGGCGGCAAGCGCAAGGACTCGTTCTGCGCTCGTATGTCTGGTATGCCGGGGCCGATGAAAGACGAGAAGGGTAAGCCTACTCGTAAAGCTGCTTCACTGGCGCGATGGAAGTGCTGACATGGAAATTATGCTTTGGAACGTGGTGCTGACTTTTGCATTTGCTTTGATCCTGATGTGGGTCAGGAGCGTGCACGAGGAACTCAAGCGCGTTCAAATTCTGCTCAACAAAACTCGGGAAGAAATGCCCAAAGAGTATGTCACCAAGGCCGATGTCCACAACGACATGAACCGGGTGATCCAACGGCTCGACCGCCTTGATGCAAAGCTGGACGAGTTCATGAAGGAACAACGAAGTGCCCTCAGTTAGCAAGAAACAACACAATTTCATGGCTGCGATTGCCAATTCGCCATCGTTTGCTAAGAAAGCAGGAGTCCCACAGTCCGTGGGAAAAGACTTTAACGAGGCCGATAAAAGCCGTAAATTTTCTAAAGGTGGCGATATGAAAAAACCAATGATGCCTTCTACCAGCCCTGCTGGTATGCGCGGTTACAAACCCCGCCGTCCTGAGATGACTCTGGATGATGTGATAACCCCTGAGTCTCGCGCCAAACGAGCAATGATGGTACAAGGTGCCAAGGACGCTGCCATGCGCGATGCCGCAGGCGCAGCCTACGACAAGGCCATGCCTAGCCCCTACAAAAAAGGTGGTGGCGTCAAGAAGATGGCCTCCGGTGGTTCCGCTTCCAAGCGTGCTGACGGTATTGCTACAAAAGGCAAGACCAAAGGCGTGATGCTCAAAAAAGGCGGCATGGCTCGTGGCGGTAAGGCTTGCTGAGAGTTTGCAATGAAGACACGTAAACTTGCCCAAGGTGGCGCTTTAGGTGGACTGGATACGGTCAACCAAGGCGCTGGGCAGATTGGCGATTCTTTGAAGATGATCCAAGAAGGTCTGACTGGTAGCGGCGGAAACTCCAACCCTACACCTGATCTTGCTGGGCGGTTTGATTCTGAGCAAAGCCTCAAGAAATTGGGTGTGATGCTTAAAAAAGGCGGGAAAGTTGTTTCCGCTTCTCGTCGTGGCGATGGTATCGCCGCAAAAGGTAAAACTAGAGGCCGTATGGTCTAAGGAAAATATCATGAAAAAAGCGAAAAAATTTGCCGCTGGCGGCTTTAACGACCAAAAAGCACTTTACGAAGCATCTCTTCAGGGCATTGGCCCCACCGATGGTGGCTTTCCCTCGCTTCCCGGTAATGGTGCCATCGGCGCATTCCCGGTTCGCGGTGGTGGTGGTGGCGGTGGCGCGTTTGGCGGACTGGAAACCGTAGGTAAAGGTTCCAGTCAAATTGGTGAATCCTTGCAGGGAATCCAGCAAAATCTAGGTGGCCCCGGTGGTGGTGGTGGCCTGCCTAGGCAGATGCCCATGTTCAAAAAAGGCGGCTCTGTTGGTTCTGCTTCCAAGCGTGCCGATGGCTGCGCCACAAAAGGCAAGACCAAAGGTCGGATGGTCTGACCATGAGAGCCAGCCGTGGCATGGGGGACATCACCCCCTCCAAGATGCCCAAAGGTGTGAAAAAAGCACGCCGGGATGACACCGACTTTACCGTTTACGCTGAAGGCGGTAAAGTCAATGCTGCTGGCAACTACACGAAGCCCGAACTGCGCAAGCGGATCGTGTCTCAAGTCAAAGCTGCGGCAACCCACGGCACCGGGGCTGGACAGTGGTCTGCACGTAAAGCACAGCTTGTCGCCAAGAAGTACAAGGCGGCTGGTGGGGGGTACAAAGATTGAAAGCACCACAGCAATCGCTCAAGGACTGGGGTGACCAGAAATGGCGCACCAAGTCCGGTAAACCGTCGAGCAAGACGGGGGAGCGGTATTTGCCTGAGAAAGCTATCAAGTCTTTGTCCCCTGCCGAGTATGCTGCGACAACCAAAGCCAAGCGTGCTGGTAAAGCCAAGGGTAAACAGTTTGTGGCACAGCCCAAAAGCATAGCCAAGAAAACAGCGGGGTTTCGATAAATGACGACCACAGGTGTAGCCAACTTCGACATGAACTTCACGGAGATCGCTGAAGAGGCGTACGAACGTGCAGGGCGTGAGATGCGTACGGGCTATGACCTGCGCACGGCGCGTCGATCCATGAACTTGCTCACGATTGAGTGGGCCAACCGTGGCCTCAACATGTGGACGATTGAGCCGGGGGTTTTCAACCTCGTTCAAGGGCAGTTCTGTTACCCTATCCCGGTTGACACGATTGATCTGATTGAGCACCAGATTCGCACACAAGCAAACAACGTGTCGAATCAGGCCGATCTCACCATCACACGTATCAGTGTGTCTACCTACGCGACTATCCCCAACAAGTTGACACAAGCGCGGCCTATTCAGGTCATGGTGCAACGTATGTCTGGACAAGAGTCCGTCACCTCGACGTTGGCAACAACGATCACGTCAACGGATACAACCATCGTGCTGACGGATGCCACGGGCCTCCCCGCCTTTGGCTTCATCAAGATTGACAACGAGTACATCAACTACTCGTACATCACGGACAACACGTTGTACAACTGCTTCCGTGGTCAGAACAACTCGACGGCTGCGGGGCACACTGCTGCTGTTTCTGTGTACTGGGCGCAGCTTCCCGCTGTGACTCTGTGGCCTGTACCTGACCAAGGCACGACCACCACCCCGTACTATCAGTTCAGTTACTACCGCATGCGCCGCATCCAGAACGCTGGGTCAGGTGTGCAGACGGGTGACATGAATTTCCGTTTCCTCCCCTGCTTGGTGGCAGGGTTGGCATACTACGTGGCGATGAAGATTCCCGAAGGTGGCCCTCGCCTTGAAATGCTCCAAGGCGTTTACGAGCAACAGTTCGCTCTTGCCGCTGGAGAAGACCGTGAGAAGGCACCGGATCGGTTTGTGCCTCGCCAGTACTTCATTGGTGGCTGATCATGAGCAACAGGTTTGCTTCGGGTAAGAAAGCGATTGCCGAGTGTGATCGCTGCGGCTTTCGCTTTAAGCTCAAAGACCTGAAGAAGTTGATCATTAAGACCAAGCAGGTCTCCATCAAAGTGTGCCCTCAATGTTGGGAACCAGATCAGCCGCAGTTGCAGTTGGGTATGTACCCTGTGGACGATCCACAGGCTCTGCGAGAGCCACGCCCTGACTTGAGCTATCAGCAGTCGGGCTACACAGGTTTGCAGGTGGTTACAACCGTCAGCACCAACAAAGACAGCGACGGTGTACCCAGTGCGGGTAGTCGGGTCTACCAGTGGGGCTGGAATCCTGTTGGCGGAGCGCAGGCAAATGATGCAGGACTGACACCAAACTACTTGGTGTCGTCGTCAGAAGTTGGTACAGTAACGATAGTCACGACATAAGGAGTCAGACATGGACAAGCAAGACTTAAAACAGGACAAGAAAATGATGGCAGGTGCCGTGCACAAGCACGAGAAGAAAATGCACCCCGGTAAGCCCATGACAAAGTTTGCCAAAGGTGGCGTCACCTCCGCAAACGCAAAGAAGTTTGGTCGCAACCTTGCACGCGCCAAAAACCAATCTGGAGGCTAATCATGGCTAAGTTCAGCAAAAAGATGATGGGCAAAGAAGTTGGCGATGCCAAGGTCTATGCCAAGCCCCATACTATGGACGGTAAAGAGGTAAAAGCCTCGACCAACCCCGGCTCTGGTGCTAACCGCAGCAGCCTCAATACTCTGGACATGGGTGTTGGCAATTACAGCAAATCTGCTGGTGAGAAACCAACCAAGACCAGCGGTATCAAAGTTCGCGGTACAGGTGCGGCTACCAAAGGTTTGATGGCACGAGGCCCAATGGCGTGAGGTCGATATGACGTATACCGAGCTTGTCCAGTTTGTATCAGACATCTGTGAGAACACGTTTCCCACGGATGATATGAACCTGTTCATCCGTCAGGCTGAACAGAAAATCTACAACACTGTGCAGCTTGCCACGTTGCGTAAAAACGTGACTGGCAACATCTTGGCAAACAACAAGTACTTGTCTGCCCCAGAAGATTTTTTGTCGGTGTACTCCATCGCGGTGTACCCCCTGACGGGGCCGAACGCCAACGTCTACACGTACCTGCTCAACAAGGATGTGAACTTCATTCGTGAAGCGTACCCCAACCCGAACGACACAGGTCAGCCCGTGCACTACGCCATTTTTGGCCCCAACTCCGCAGCGGTGACTGAGCTATCGTTCATCATGGGGCCAACCCCCGATGTTGCGTATGGGGCCGAGTTGCACTACTACTATTACCCTGAATCCATTGTGACCACACAGCAGACATGGCTGGGTGACAACTTCGACTCCGCGCTCCTCAACGGCACGTTGGTGGAGGCGATTCGTTACATGAAGGGTGAGGCCGATATGGTCAAGTTGTACCAAGACATGTACCTCCAGTCGATTGCTCTGCTCAAGAACCTTGGCGATGGCAAACAGCGGATGGATGCTTACCGTGACGGTCAAGTCCGTATCACGGTTAATTAACAGGTGGTCTGATGGCAATCCAACAAACGCTCACTACCAGCTTCAAGCAGCAGATTCTGTTGGCGCAGCAAGACATCTCCACAGACACGCTCAAGCTGGCGTTGTTCACGGGGCTGGCTTCGCTTGGCCCCAACACAACGGTGTACGACACTTCCTATGAAGTTGTTGGTACGGGCTACACAGCGGGTGGGGTCATCCTCACAGGTGTAACAATCAACGCATCTGCTGACGGTATTGTGTATGTGAATTTCAACAATGCGGTGTGGAACCCCGCTGCGTTTACCGCTCGTGGTGGGTTGATCTACAACTTCAGCAAAGGCAACAAGTCTGTTGCCGTGTTGGACTTTGGGGCAGACAAGACATGCCAGAGCACGTTTACGGTTCAGATGCCCGCAAATTCTTCCACATCCGCACTGCTGCGATTTAACTAAGGAGCTATCATGCTTGTTATGACTACAAAAGGTGAAATGGACGACTCACTGCTGGAAAAGCGTGAGGGGTCTGTGGACAACGATAACGAATACACCACTTGGGTGGAGTATTGGCTTGACGGCGAATTGGTTCACCGCTCCGCCCATGTCGCCCTGAAAAAGATGCCCTCGTTTGTGGGCGGCGAAGCTGCTTCTATCGCATAAAGGAAAATATCATGGCAAACACACAATCAATGTGCACCTCGTTTATGAGCGAGTTGATGCTCGGTCAGCACCAATTTGGTACTTCAACTATTGTTTCTCGTGGTAGCCTAACTGCGCCAACCACGGATACATTCAAAGCAGCCCTGTTCTTGGCGTCGGCAACCCTCAACGCCAGCACCACAGTGTACTCAACCACGGGCGAAGTAAGTGGTACCAACTACACCGCAGGTGGTGTAACCGTAACCAACGCTACGGCCCCCACGTCAACCAACAGTTCTGCAACTGCGGGTGTGGCTTACTGGACACCCTCGGCCAGCATTGTGTACGGTTCGGGTGGTTCGCCAGTAACGCTGGCTACGGCTTTTGATACGGTGCTGATCTACAACAACACCCAAAGCAACAAGGCGGTGTCTGTCCATACCTTCGGTTCTCAAACAATTACCGCTGGTACGTTCACACTGACAATGCCGTCCAACACTACTACCACCGCTTTGCTGCGCTTGGCTACCACCTAAAGGGTAAGTCATGGCGGGATGGGGCGAAGGCGCTTGGGGCTTAGGCACTTGGGGCAATGGCGAAACCATCCTCACGGGAGATGCCGCGACTGGTTCCGTTGGTACCGCAACCCCCAACATCACAAAAGCCCTCACGGGTGTATCCGCCGCTGGAGCAGTTGGGTCAGTTACCGAGACAAACAGCCCTACCGAAAACGGTAACCTTGCCACGGGGTCGGTTGGAACAGTAACCCCCACCCGCACGGTTGCCCTCACAGGTGTATCTGCTGCTGGAGCAGTTGGATCAGTTACCGAGACAATATCTGTCGCCCTTACAGGCGTATCTGCTGCTGGAGCGGTTGGGAGGGTATCTTCTGACCGCGCCTCGGGAGTTTTTGCCACAGGTAACGTAGGCACTGTTGGAGTTCCCCGCTCGTTCGCCCTTACAGGTGTATCTGCCGCTGGAGCGGTGGGGTCGGTTACTGAAACAAACAGCCCTACCGAAAACGGCAATCAGGCATCGGGCGCAGTTGGCTCCGTTACAGCCAGCCGTACCGTAGCTCTTACAAGTGTTGTTGCTGCGGGGCAGGTAGGTAGCGTCGATAAGAGCACCATACGGGAGCTTACAGGTGTGGAGGCGACAGGTGCCGTGGGTACTATGCCGTTTGACTTTGCGGTTGACGCTATTGGCGTAGAAGCCCAAGGTTTTGTGGGAACTATGATCCCGTTCTATTGGGAACAAGTTGATGACAGCCAAACTGCTTCGTGGCAGAATCTTAACAACGATCAAACCCCCGGTTGGTCAGACGTAGACACCGACGAACTGACAGACTGGGTTGCGGTCACAACATGAGGTCAATTACATGCCAACAGCCTATACTTCTCTCCTTGGTCTTGCTCTTCCAGTCACGGGGGAGTTGTCGGGTACATGGGGCGATACCGTTAACGATGCGATCACTTCTTTGCTGGATTCCGCCGTTGCGGGTACCACCAGCATCACAACCGATGCGGACATTACACTGTCCACGACCACAGGCGCATCAAACGAAGCGCGGCAGGCCATCATTCGTTGGAACCCAGCCTCGGGTACAACGACCCGTACCATCACTGCCCCCGGAAGGTCTAAAGCCTATATTGTGATCAACGCCTCGGGGGGGACGCAGAGCATCGTGTTTCGCGGGGATGTTCCACCCGTAACCACAGGCGTGACGATTGTCAAAGGCGAAACCGCACTTGTTGCATGGAACGGTTCTGACTTTATAAAGATTGCCACCCGTGACGGTGACGGCTCATTCACCTCATTGAGCGCGTCTGGTACGGTGACGTTTACTGGTTTGACCGCCTCACAAGCAGTTTTTACCAACGCATCAAAACAACTTGTCAGCAACGCCATTACTGGTACTGGCAACGTCGTCATGTCAGCGGCCCCTACTTTCTCAGGCACCGCTTCTTTTTCTGCGATCAGTGCGACCAGCACAATTACTGGCAACGGTAACTGGGTGATCGGTAACGCTGATACGGACACGATTACAGTAGGCGCGTCGTTTATTAACGGCGCGGTACTTCGGTCTGCAAAGGCGGCTGGTAATACATTGAACCTTGCCGCTTATGACGTGGACGGGACTGCGTATACCAACCTCATCACGCTGACAGCAAATAACACGCCAACGCTGGCGTTGACTTCAACAGGTGTTGGCACCATCAACAACATGTCGGTCGGAGCCACCACTGCTTCGACAGGCGCGTTCACTACGTTGAGTGCAAACTCCACAGTCAATTTTTCTGGGTTGACCGCCTCTCAAGCGGTGTTTACCGATGCGTCTGACAACCTCGTCAGCAACGCCATCACGGGCACGGGCAACGTGGTCATGTCCACAAGCCCAACGCTGGTGACTCCTATTCTTGGCACCCCTACATCTGGTGACTTAGCCAATTGCACGTTCCCCACGCTGAACCAGAACACCACTGGCACTGCGGCGGGGTTGTCTGCTACGCTGGCAATTGCCTCTGGCGGTACAGCCGCTACTACCGCACCTGCGGCGTTGGCTAACTTGATGGGGTTTACAACCACCGCTACCGCAGCGGGTACGACCACCCTGACCAACACAAGCAGTTCTTATCAGATATTCACGGGTACGACTACACAGACTGTCGTACTGCCTGTGGTAAGCACTTTGGTTCAGGGGTGGACATTCCACATCGTCAACAACAGCACAGGTGTGTTGACCGTTAACTCATCGGGTGGTAACTTGGTTATCTCTGTACCCGCTGGCGTTACAACAATGTGCACCTGTATTCTCATTACGGGTACAACCGCTGCAAGCTGGGAAGCTGGCCTCACAGACTTCAGCACGGTCACAGGTACTGGCTCGGTGGTGTTGTCTGCTGGCCCTACATTTACTGGTACACCAGCCTCAACAACCGCAGCGGAAAAGGTATCCACTACACAGATTGCCACCTGCGCGTTTGTTGACCGCTTGCGATCTCTGACCACTCCCAGTTCAGCCGCCACTGGCTCACCGACTGCGGTTGTTGGTGACCGGGGCGCGTTGCTGGCTCAAACAAGTGGTGGGGTGACTATCCCTAACGCAGTCTTTGCGGCGCGTGATGTACTTACCATCTACAACAGCTCGGCGTCTGACATGACCATCACTCAAGGCGCGAGTTTTACCCTGCGCCTTGTGGGTACAGCTACCACTGGAAACCGGACGCTGGCACAGCGTGGCTTGGCTACGGTCGTGTTCATCTCTGCCTCGGAAGCCGTCATCTCGGGCGGAGGATTGACGTAATGGCTGGCATCCACAATGTTCTGGCTGGCGCGACTAGCGCGTTTAATTACGTCATTGCTACCAATCAGACAAACCTTAACTTGCGCACAGCGGCGCTTGCTGCGGGGTGGAGCGGCAATACGATGCTTGCTGTCACCATCAATGCAGGTGTTTACGTGTCAAGCAACAGCACTGCAACACCCGGCCTCACCGTCAGCGGATCGTTCCCCAGTGGGGTTACGTTAACCAACAACGGCTATATTGTTGGTATGGGTGGGGCCGGGGGTAACGGGGCTGGTATTAACGCAGATGGCTCGACCAACGCTTCTACTGCTGGCGCAGCCGGGGGGCTTGCACTCTCCGTGTCAAGCGCCATAACCATTGACAACACATCAGGAACCATCGGCGGCGGCGGTGGGGGTGGCGGGGGTGGTGGCGCGTATTTTGGCATAAGTGGTGGTAAAGACTCGTTTTCATACACCGTAGGTGGCGCTGGTGGTGGCGGCGGACAAACGGGCAGCACCAATTCCGCTGGAGGAACCGGAGGGGTTGCAGACTATCTTGCTGACTCTCAAACTCCGGGGTCTTCGGGATCATCGGGTACGTCTTCTGGTGGCGGATCAGCGGGTACCCAAGGTTCAGCCGGAGGGGGCGGGGGTGGCTTGGGGACTGCGGGAGGTGACGGGGCTGTTGTTTCCGGGCAGCTTACCAACGTACCAAGAAGTCTTGGCGGGGCTGGAGGCGGCGCAGTAACAGGTAACAGTAACATCACTTGGACTAACACAGGTACCAGATACGGGAGCATCACATGAGCATTGAATACACTTACGAAATCATCTCGGTCAACGAGCAAGCGCGTTGCATGGAGATCGTCTACACCGCCACGGGGTACCCTACGATGCACATCGGTGCGCGACTGCCTTATGAAGGTGAGACGCTGGAGGCGATCATCCGCATGTACGCCCCTGTCCGGTATTGGGAAGAGTCAACCAAAACTGTGGTTGTGCCCGAGGTGGGTGTCTCCGGGTCGCTTGCTCCGTTGCCGACCCAAGCGCCTGTGGCGGCAATTCCTCCTGCCGATGTAATCAACGTCGCCATTACGGACTTGTAATGATCAAGATCGCCTACACCCCCTACCAAGCGTTTGGGTGGAAGGTATATAAGGCGGTGTGCCCTGACGGACACTCGTTTATTGCCACCACAACCAAGGCTGGCCCCCGCACGGATGCAGCCAACATTACCCTGTACACCCAAGGTTTGCTCACAGGCAAAGCGTTGACCGATGATCTGCCCGTCTTAGATAGACCTCCGGGCACGTACAGTCAAAACCTGAACCCTATTCGTGAAGGGCAGTTTGAGTTAACCGCAACAGGCGTTGTTCAATGGTGGTGCATCAACTACGGGTCAAACGGGAACAATCTCCCCGACGTGACCCCCGTCGTTATGGCGGATGCAGCGGCGCAATCGTTCCCAGTTGGTACAAAGTTGTTTTTGGCTGAAGGCAACGCCACGGTAAACGGTGTATCGGTTGCTACCCCTGCTTGTTTGCAAGCAAGTACGGTGCCCCTTGAAGTTGTGGCCTCGGGTAACGTCTACGGCTTTGTGTTCTTGGACTGACCATGTTCAAACTCCTCCTCACGTTCCTTGAAAAGTTCGGCAGGCACGAGGCGCTTGTGGATGGGTTTGGCAGAGTGTATTGGCATCGGTACTACCTGTTCTACCGTGACCGCATGGACAACCCCCGATGGATTGATTACTTGCCGAACGTGTATATACACATCTTTGAGAGTGAAGAGCCTGACGGCGAGGATGAGCACAGCCATCCGTGGAGCAGCGCCAGCATCCTACTCAAGGGTGAGTATGCCGAGAGCATCAACTACACCGAGCGCCGCACCACAAAGAAATGGGGGCTTGCGCGTGTGAGCCACAAGGATAGCCACCGCCTTACCAACGTGCAGCTTGGCACCACTACGCTGTTCATGCACGGGTTTCGCAAGGCCGACTGGCGTTTTTACGTCAAACCCCACACCACGATCTGTGAGGCATGTAAAAACGAGAACAACGGTGTTTGCTACAAGACCCCGCAGGTCATGAACTTCTCCGAGTATTTGCAACGTGGCGATAGCGTGGATACCCCCTACGGTAAGAACCGCACGATGGTCTGGACAGTCGTGGACGCAGCGTTCAAAGAGAAGCTGGCTCGTCGTCAGGCGGCGGTAAAGAAGCTGAACATCCAAGGCCCGGAAACAAAAGCCGAAGCCCGAGAGATGATGCGTGAGCACCTGATGAAGAGGGTCAAATGACTACATCGCCGTTCACGCTGAACCTTATAAAGTTCCGAGTCATGGGGGCGTTTTCCGTAGGCATGCTTGCGTTTGCGTTGTACCAAGGCGGTTCCGTCACCAATTGGGCGACTGCGGTGGCGATGTACTTTGTGTACGGGTGCATAGGTATCACGGTGACATTTCACAGGTACCTAGCCCACAGGAGTTTTAAGATGCCCCTTTGGAAGGAACGCCTGTTTGCGTTTTTTGGGCATCTAGCAGGGACGGACAGCGCGATCTCATGGGTTGCCGAGCACCTTAACCACCACAAGTTTTCTGACACTCCAAGCGACCCACACTCCCCCCGAAACGGCGCGTTAAAGCTGCTGGTGCTTGCGTATAACACCGCGCACACTTCGCGCAGCAAAATCGTTCTTCGGTTGGTGCGTGACCCCTTTTATCGGGCGCTGCACAAGTATTTTCTGCTTTTGCACGTTGTGTGGGCGCTGGGTTTGTACGCGCTATTCGGGTTCCAAGGGGTGCTGTTTGGGCATTTTGTGCCCGTGGCGTTTGTGTTCTTGATCAGCGGCGCATCCAACTTGTTTGGGCATCTGTACGGCACCCAGCGGTACGTAACCCACGATGACAGCAAAAATAATCCGTTGATGGCCCTTTTCTCGTGGGGTGAGGGGTGGCACAATAACCACCATCGGTTCCCCAGCCGACCCAACTTTGGCGAAAAATGGTGGGAATTGGATGTAAGTTGGATGGTTATCCGGCTCGTACGAAGTCAGAATTGAGGAGTAATCATGGTTGACCTAACCAAAGCGATTGGGGCTGTTGCCGCCAGTGTTGCTGCATTAGGTGGTAGCTACACACTTGCCGACAAGTTTGGCTGGTTTGATAAGGCAATCATTGAATGGTCGCCGGAGAACTTTAAGATCGTGGCAGAGGCTGGCAAGCCTATCAACGTGACGGTTGCGCGAATCAAAAAACGTGACGATTGCTCGGTTGAAAGTTTTACACCAAGCATCCGCGATGCAGCAGGTATGGTGCATGCAGCTACCACTACTGCAAGCAAGTTTAGCGGCCCTGCTGGGCCAGAGATTGACACCTTTACCTACCAATTGACAATGGTGCAAAAAGATAAAATTGCTGATGGCAAGGCAACTTTGCTTGCAACGATCAAGTACAAGTGCCCCGAAGGTGAGCGGGTTGTTCAGTATCCGCGCCACCCCAATTTAAGTTTTGACCTGAAAGGGTAAAAAATAATGCTGTCTCTTATCTCTACCCTTGGGGGTCTGCTGATCTCCGGCTTGCCCAAACTACTTGAGTTCTTTCAAAACAAAGCCGATCAAGCCCATGAACTGGCGTTGGCCCGTGTGCAGACTGAGCGGGAACTCCAACTGGCTGCTGCTGGCTTTGCCGCGCAAGCCCATATCGAGGAAATCCGCACTGAGCAGGTGGCGATGGAGACTGACGCCCGGATGACTGAGGCGGCTCTGGCCCACGACGAGAAGGTGCTTGAGAAGGCCAGCAAGTGGGTTGCCAACTACGTGGGCACCGTGCGCCCAACGGTGACTTACATCTTTGTAATCGAACTGCTGCTGATCAATGGTTTTATGTGCTTCTACCTGTGGCACAACCCTCAGTTGATTCAGAGCATGGATGACGTAATTCGTTACAGCGATTTGGTATTTTCCAGCGATGAAATGGCAATGCTCGGCGGGATTTTGGGTTTCTGGTTCGGGAGCCGTAGCTGGAGCAAAAAGTGAAGCTCTCCAAGGCTGGTGAAGACCTGATGCACAAGTACGAGGGTTTTCGCTCCCGGCCCTACCTTTGCCCTGCCCACATCTGGACGATTGGCTACGGTCATGTGCTGTACCAAGAACAGATCAAGCTACCCGTGGTGCGGGTAGAGGGCTACACAGGCATGATCCGCAAAGAGTACCCACTGAAACCGGAGGACAACCGTGTCTGGACAAAAACGGAGATCGACGAACTATTCCGCACTGATGTCGGAAATTTTGAACGGGGTGTTCTTCGTCTTGTTCCCAGCGTGGTTGGGCGTCAAGGCTCTTTTGACGCTCTTGTCTCTATTTCCTACAATTTTGGACTAGGCAACCTCCAGCGCAGTACTATCCGTATGAGGGCTAATCGAGGGGACTGGGAGGGTGCAGCCGATGCGTTCAGGGTTTGGACAAAAGGGGGCGGCAAGGTTTTACCCGGACTCGTTAAACGGCGCGAAGCAGAGATTGCGCTATTCCTAAGTTAAGTGCGAAAATGTCATAAAACTGAGGTAACCCTCCATGCCGCTGAAAAAGATTATCTTCAAGCCGGGAATCAACCGCGAAACTACCCGATACACCAGCGAGAACGGTTGGTACGACTCGGAGAAGATTCGGTTCCGTCAAGGCACGCCCGAGAAGATTGGCGGCTGGGTTCGCACATCTGCTAACTCGTTTCTGGGTTACTGCCGCTCCCTCTGGGCGTGGGCCATCCTCACATCCGAGGTGTTGATAGGTGTTGGCACCAACGTCAAGTTTTACCTCTCTGGGGGCGGCGCGTACTACGACATCACCCCGTTTGAAAAGGTTAACGCGCTGGGGTCAAGCCCGTTCGCCACAGACACTGCGACCAACACCACAGTTGACGGCGTAGCGTACACAACTGTTACTGTGACTGACGCCACCAGTGGCGCAACGGTAGACAACTATGTTGATTTCTACAACGCCCCTACTCTCAACGGTGTGTCGCTGACAGGTAGTTTTTTAATTACCTCCAAACCTAGCGCGTCAACTTACACCATACTTGTTCCCGGCACTGCCACATCAAATGGCTCTGGTGGGGGTACAGGGGTGTATGCGTTCTACGAACTTGGCACTACCCCCGACTCCGTTGTTCCGCAGATTGGTTGGGGCGCAGGTGGGTGGGGCACAGGTACATGGGGTCAGGGTACTTCGGCTACACCTATGCGCTTGTGGAGTCAGTTTAACTTTGGCGAAGATTTGGTTTTTGCCCCCAGTGACGGAAAAATGTATTACTGGGACGCATCGCTTGGCTACGCCCCCACTGAAGTCACTGTCACGATTGCAAACCCTTGCGTAGCAACATTCAGCAGAACTATCCCCGACAACACCGCCTTGCGGTTGATAACCACGGGGGCGCTGCCCACAGGACTTGTTCCCGGCACTATCTACTACGCTGTCAACTCCACCGGGACGACCTGCAACCTTGCAGCTACTGCGGGGGGCACCCCCATCATAACCACGGGTACGCAGTCGGGTCTCCACTACTTGTCTGTGCGTGCCATCCCGATTTCCAGCCTCGCGTATGCGTCTGACGTGCCGATTGAACAAACTTGCATCGCAACTTCGGACGCTGACCGATTTATGTTTGCGCTTGGGTGCACCGAGTATGGGTCTACTACGTTCAACCCAATGCTGGTTCGCTGGGCGCGGGGGCAGTCTATTACCGACTGGACTCCGGGCCAAACAAGCGATGCAGGGTTTGTACAGCTTTCGCGGGGTTCCAAAATCATCACGGCGGCGCAGTCCCGCCAAGAATTGCTGGTTTGGACAGATTCGTCTTTGTACTCGTTGCAGTACGTAGGCTACCCCAGACAATGGCCTGCCCAACTTGTTGGTGACAACATTTCAATTGTTGGGCAAAACGCCACAGCGTATGCCAACGGCGTGTCGTACTGGATGGGTATAGACAAGTTTTACAAGTACGATGGTCGCACGCAGACCCTTCGTTGCGATCTTCGCCAATACGTGTTTTCAGACATCAACACCCAACAATACGTTCAAGTGTACGCAGGTACCAACGAAGGGTTCAACGAGGTGTGGTGGTTCTACTGCTCCGCCGACTCCACCCAAAACAACCGTTACGTGGTGTACAACTATGCCGAGGACATCTGGTACTACGGTAGCATGGCCCGTACCGCATGGCTGGACAACGGCATTTTGAGCAGCCCCACTGCCGCCACGTACGTGAACAACTTGGTCAATCACGAAGTGGGCTACGACGATAACGCAACGGGTACTGCTACCCCAATTGAGGCGTCTATCACTTCTGCTGAATTTGACATTGAAGACGGGCACAACTTTGCGTTCATCTACCGCATCTTGCCGGACGTGACGTTCCGCAACTCCACGGCTGCAAGCCCTGCGATTGACATGACGCTGTATCCGTTGGCGAACTCAGGTTCGGGGTATAACGACCCATCATCCGTGGGGGGTTCCAATTACGCTACCGTTACACGCACTACAACCGTACCCGTGGAGGAGTTCACTGGGCAGGTGTTTGTTCGGGTGCGGGGGCGTCAGTTGGCTATGAAGGTCTCGTCCTCCGCTGAAGGTGTGGCGTGGCAGCTTGGCTCTCCCCGAATTGATATTCGCGCTGACGGTCGCCGAGGCAACTCATGAGCAACAATCTGGTCAACAAGGTCTCCCCGCCAGCACTGCCACTGGCGCAGGATCAGTACACCCGCCCGTATCAAGACCAACTCAACAACGTGTTGCGGCTGTACTTTACACAGTTGAATGCCGCCGTCGCTTTGCTGCAATCCCCTTCCACATATCTTGTGGCAGACTTGCCCAGTGCGGTAGATTCTGGTGTGGGCACACGGTTGTTTGTAACTAATGCAAGCGGCCCCACGTTCGGGGCTACGGTCGTCGGGGGTGGCGCAGTTGCCGTGCCCGTGTATTCAGACGGTACAGATTGGAAAGTAGGTTGATATGGCAGAACAAGCAATGGACACGCAAGAGCAAGATCAGATTGTGCAAATTGCGATGAACTATTTCAAAAAGGAAACAGGTTCAGACGAGCAAGCACAGAAGATGTTTAACGCACTTGCCGTTACCGTGCGAGACAAAGGTGCCAAGCTCGTACATCTTGGAAACGTGTTATTTCTTGTCATGGTTCGCGGTAAAGGTGTTGTGGAAATCCACACCATCGGAACCGAAGCACAGCCACGATACCTTGCCGAAGATTTCAAACAGCTTGCTGCGTATCTTAAAAAAATTGGGGTCAAAACCGCATACACCTACACACCTGACAACAGGTACGGTCGGCTTGCGCAGTTGACGGGGCTGCCCATCAAGACCCTCAAGATTGATGTCAAGGGCAAACCCATGACCGCTTACGTAATGGAGTTCTAACATGCCAGCAGCCGCACTCGTTATTGGTATTATTGCCGTTGAAACAGGCGTTGCCCTTGCTATTGGTACCGCAGTCGCGGGAGTTGTAGGGGCAACCGTAACCGCTGGTGTAGCCACTGCTATTGGCTCTGGGGTTA